TCATGCAGCTTGTTCACACTCAGAAACAGGGTGCAACGCTCTGTCGGTTTGTGGCAGCGTGTGACTACTCTGGTGACTACTCACCGGCGCTTGCATTTCGTCGCCAGCCGTCACCGTCAAGCGAATCCGCCGCGCTTGTGCCAGCAAGTGATCGGGGCGCAAGTCGCCGTAGGTTGTGGCGATGATACTTGGCCCGGTCTTGTCGCCAATCAGCATTGCAATTTCCGCGTCGGTAAGCCCGCTCTGCCGCGCTTGCGTGACAAAGTAACTCCGCAACCCGTGGGGCGTGACGTGCCCCAGCTTCGGCTTGTTTTCCTCTGCCGCTTTCTTATTCAACGCCGCAATCGCGGACGTGATACGGTGACGCACGGCGGACGCATCGCGGGGCTTTTTGGCGTCAAACGGTGACGGGAAAAGCAAGTCACCCTTCGCCCGCTCTGCCATATTACGCAACAGCGTTTCCATTTCGGGAAGGATCGCAACCCACGGATTCACGCCGCGCTTTTCGCGCTTCACGTTCACCAGCCCTTCGGCTAGGTTCACACCCTGCCACGTCAACGGCAGCGCCTCACCAATCCGCAAGCCACTGTAGGCCAGAAACGCCACAAGGTCGGCAATCGCGGTTTCTTTGCGTCCGCGAAGCCAGCCAATCACATCTTGCAACCCTTCGGGCGTCGGGGCAACTTCCCGGCAGTGACGCACTTCGTCGGCGTTGGTGTAGCGTCCGCGCTTAGTGATCGGGTTGCACTTTATCACGCCGCGCCGCTCGGCAAGGTTCAAGGCGTTGCTCAGTATGCCAAGCTCCAAGTCCACCGCCCGCTTGCCTCCCTGCGTCTTGCGCTCACGGGTTTTGCCGTCACGTAGCTTGCGCTCAGTGATAAAGCCGCCTTTCAAGCGCCAGTCCCGGTAACGGTCACAGTCGCCCAGCGTCAACGCCGCTGCCGGTGTGTCGGCAAAGTAACGGCGGACGGGCTTTGCAAAGCGCAATTCTCTGGTAACGGTATCCGCGCACTTGGTTTGCATCTTCCGCGTCTGGCAACCCGCTTGCGTGTATTCGTCCAGAATCTCCGCAACCGTCAACCGCTGCCGCTGTAGCGTCACGCCTTGCGTTTCAATGCCATTGCGAATCAGCCACGCATCGCGCCGCCACTTCACCAGCCACTTGCGGGCGTCGGCAGCTTTCGCGGTTTCGGTGCTCTTCCACGTCAACCGCCCTTTGTCTCTCACGCGGGCGTAAATCTTCCCGCCGTCCACCTTGCGGAAAAGACACGCGCCAACACGTTCAAAGGTTGGCTTCGTGTTCACGGCAGTTTCCCCACGTATAGGGCAATCAGCTTGTCCACAACCCAGCTTGCGCCCCGGTCGTTTTTCTTGCAGTAGGCTTCCAGCTTCGCCGCCGCTTCGGGCGATACGCTCACGGATAGTTTCACCGCTTTGCCCGCCTTGCTCTTCATTGGTCTTACCACGTCACACACTCCCTTCGTTTTGGTTGTGGCGCTCAGGCCGTCGCAGCCCGCGCCAGTATTCTTTGGACTTGCGCCGCGTTCCACTCAGCAAGCCCCCGTTTCGTTGTCGCGCCAAGCTCTTGCAACTTGCCCGCGATTGCCCGTAGTGAAAAGCCGCGCTGCCGGTGCTCTTGAACCGTGCGGATCACCGCTTGCTCGGATTCGTCGGCAATCAGCTTGCCACTATCAGCACGGAATCCAAAAGGCACGTCACCGCCCAGCTTCTCACAACGCTGCCGCTTGTAGGCCATTGCCCGCCGTGTCTTTTCGCTGATTTCCTTCCGGTAGACTTCGGCCAGCAACGCCTTCAAGGTTAAATCCATTGTGCCGCTCACGGTCTTGTTTTCAACGTGCCCCTTGTCCAGTGTGAAGAGCCGCGCCTTTGCCGGGCCGCAAACATCTTCCAAAAATATCAGGGTGTCTTTTTGACTACGGGAAAGCCGCGACAAGTCAGCCACAATCACCACTTCCGCCGCTTTCGCTTCCACCATTGCCGTCAACGCCGCAAAGCCGGGGCGCTTGTTGGTGGACTTGCTGCCGCTGATACCTTCGTCCCGCAACACGGCCAGCAACTCCCAGCCCTGCCGCTCCGCTTCCGCCCGGATCATTGCATCTTGCCGCCGTAGGCTTTCGCCGTCTTTGGCTTGCTCTTCCGTTGAAACTCTCACGTATCCGATTGCTTTTGTTTTCATGCTTGCCCCTCTGTTTGGTAGGAATCTACTTATTATTCCTACACTATGCAAGCTCTTTTTGTAACACTTCGTCCCAAGTGTTACAGGTTGCCCACGGTTTCCGTGTGGTTCGCATTGCTTCGCCCTACAGGTCACACAAGCGCAACGGCGGGTCAAAGCGCAATCTGTCTGCCGCAAGCTCAGGTCTGCCCACTATCGCCCCACGGATGCTTTCGCTAGTGAACGCGCCAGTAGGTTCACCAAGCGCCGCGTGAAGGTAGCGGATCGCGTCGGCAGCGTCGTCACACTCTTTGCGGGGGGCGTCTTTGCCCTCTGCCCAGCGGTAGCTTTCAAACTCGTTTGCCATATTCACGCAAGACGGGGCAACCGTGAGCCGTGGCTTGCCGTCACCGGCCACCTTCAAACGGTTTTGTATCGCCTGTATGCCGTCCAACACGCGCCCTTTTGCGCCCACGGCAGCAACGCCAGCGTTTTGCAAGTCGGCAATCAGCCCCGCCGCGCTTTCGTCCACCGCTGCCAAGCTGCAATGAAACTCAGTGAACCACTGCCGCGCTTGTGCCACAACATCGCTTTGCAGCTTCCCGCTTTCGTAAAACTCACGGGCAATATGCCAGCGCCCGTCACTATCTTCGCCCACCAATAGGATCACGGCGGGGTGTGTGTAGCCTTCGTCCATTGCCAGATACCACGTCTTGAAGTCACTGGCGGGGCGCTCGGTGACGTGGACGGCAGCGTCAAACATATCGTAAATCGCGCCCTCTGCCGTCGCCCACTGCCCCAGCAAGAGCCGTTGCCGCCGGACACCCGTCAAGGAATCCAGCGTTGCCAGTGTCCGCCGCCCTTGCTCTGTCAGGTTGCCCGCTTCGTCGTATAGCGTCGGGTTGTCGGTGTGCGCCGAAGTCAGCAACGCCAATTTGCCAGCCTTCGCCCGTTCCCGTATCCAGTGACGTGTCCCGCTGGGGTTGCAATCCCCGAAAAGTTGCGGGTGTGGAATCACCGCGTTGCGCCCGGTGCACCGTGTTGCCAACAGTTCCCAATCGTTTTCCGTCAACTCTTCCGCTTGGTTCACGTAAATAAAATCCCGCTCACTCGACAACACCTTGTCGGGGTTATCCATCCCGGCAATCCAGATCGTTGAACCGTTGGCGTATTTGTAGCGCTCGACACGCTCCCCGCCGTAGCGTTCCACGGGAAAGCCAGCAATCACACGCTCAAACGTCTGGCAGCAAGAGCCGTGAACGCTTTTGTAGGTTTTGCGGATAATCGCGCCTTGCGCCTTCGGATACTTGCAGCAAATCAGGTGGATTTTCCAACATGATGCCAGCGTCTTGCCAGTCTCAGCCGGGCCGCTCAGGATCGCTTCCCGGTCGTGTGCGTATATCAGCCCAGCCGCGCCGCCCCGTGGCTTGTATGTCGCCGCCGTTGCCGCCGGGTTGCATGATAGGACAAAAGGGGCGCTCATATCTTGCCCCCGTCCACGGCAACCGTCACAACTTGGATCGCTTGCTCACCGTTGCCCCGCACAGGCTCTTCCGCGTACAAGCCCAGCAACCGCGCCCGGTGTTCCATGATTTTTAGGCAACCGGCAGCGGCCACGGCGTCGCCCTGTTGCGCTTGCGGCCAGAATCCCGCAAACATCCCGTCCAGCCGCAGCAACTCCGCTTCCCGTATCCGGGCCGCCGGTTCTTTGATCGTCGCGTCCATTGCCTTTTCGTAAAGCGAGTGTGCCGTGTGTTTGCTGCAACCCAGTTTGTCGGCAATCACTTGGAACGTGTCGCCAGCAAGCCGCAATTCCAGCGCCGTTTTTTGCCGTGCCCGGATCGCCAGTTGCGCCTTCGTCACTCGCTGAATTGCCGCTATTTGTACCGTGCTCATGTAGTGTTCCTTTTTTAGTTCGTCACGCTGCCAGTTTTGCCGTGATTATCTTCGTGAACATCTTCACGGCCGCCAAGCGAGAGATATTCACGGGGCTATATAGAAATAGCCCCCGTGAACATCTCGCTTTTGGACTTGTCGCAAAGAGATATTCACGGGGCAAAAAAAGCCGTGAACATCTCCGTGAACATCTCGCGGGGGTATTCACTCAGCCCCCTTTTTGTCTTGCGGGTGTTGCCCGTAACTTAAAGCGTCACGGGTGCCGGGTCGGGGTGTGCGCCACTCGAAAATTGAAGCGCTCTCGATAAGCTCCGCCAGCAAGGCCCGGCAGCTATTTATGCCGATGCCTTCCTTTGACTTGGCTTCGTTTTGCAATGCGTGTTGCCCAATGCAACCCGTTTCGGGAATCAGCGCCAACAGTTCAGACTTGCCGGGCTTCGTCTTGCTGTCGCTGTCCAAGTCGCTAGTGTCGGCCACTTCCCAGCAAATCCCTTGCTCGGCGTGTTTAATGTAGAAGTTATAAACCGGATCGCCTTCGTCGGTTCGCAGCCCCGCCCGTTTGCCGCGCTTGCCCAGCACAATCTCAAAAACGGTATGCGCCCCGATGCTACGGATCACAACAACCGCCCGCGCCCAGTTCGCAAGCTCCGCCGTGCCGCTGCCAAGATAGGCAAAGTCGCTGCCCTGCCAGTCGGGTTTCTCTTTGCCGCTCTTCGGCTTGTTCGTATGGTGCGCCAGAATCAGCCCGCAGCCGTGCGCCTGTAGCAGTGGGTTTAATCCGTTGCGAAGAAACGCGCTCATTTTCTCTTGGTCGGACACGTTGCAGCCGCAATAGGCAAACAGCGGGTCAATCAGGAAAAGATCGGGCTTGTGCTCAGCAATCAAATCACCGGCCAGCCCGATAAACTGCCCGCCAGTCGCCACGGATTCACATACAACTTTGACGGCAGCCCCAGCTTCGGCTTGCTCTTCGGGGGTCAAGTTCAACCCGCGATAAACACCGTCGCGCATTTCGGCCATGTCGCCGTCGTCGTTTTCCGCCTGTATCAGTAGCGTGCGAAGTTTGCCAGTGGGGGCAATGCCGAATAGCGGACGGCCAATCGCAAAGCTGATTGCAAGCTGTAGCAGCAACGAAGATTTCCCGATGCCAGTTGGCCCGGCCAGCAACAACGCTCCACTACGGCAAAGGAAACGCTTGCCCACTAAATTGCGGGGGTCGGTTGTCGGATCACTGGCAACTTGAAACTCCGCCAGCGGTCGCACAATCGGCTTGTGTGTTTCGGGTGTTAGTTCGTTGTCCACGGGCAACGTGGCAGCAAGGTCAAGCTGGGGCTTTAATTCCACTGCCGCCATAACTGCCCCGTCCAAGTCGGCTAGTGTTGCCCCAGCCTTACACCAATCTGCCGCGTCTTTGTGTGCCTCTGGCGTTGCAACGTGTTTCACGGTGACACCCGCGCAATCAGCAACCGATTGCAGCCACTTCCGCCCCGCCGGATCGTTTTGTGCGAAAGCCAACACTGCCGCCGTCTTTGGCATAATACCGGCCAGCAACTTGCCATTGTCCGCGCCCCGTGTTGCTACGAAAGCCCAGCCGGGCACGCCGCCCTTGCGGTGGACGCCTAGCTTGTCCGCCACGGCCAGCAAATCCCATTGCGATTCAAACGCCGCCACGTAGTCCGCTCCTGCCACGTCGCCAACTGCCAACAACCGCACGCCAACACCTTCCGGCCAATATGCCCACCGCGCCCGCTCACCTTCGGCTTTCGGTGGAATCCGAAAGTGAATTGCCAACACCTTCCCGCCGTCACCGTGAACCGGAAAAGCAATCTTCCCGTTGTAAAAGCCCACAAGTTCCCGCTCACGAAGCCAGCCGACAAGCTCCGCTGAATACCCGCGCCACTTCGCCAACATTGCCGCGTGATCGTCGGTGAACGCCGCAACGGATTTGCGCCATGCTTCGCTTTGGTCGGGTGTTTCCTTGTTGGACTTCACCGCGTCCACTGGCGGGCTTGCTGGACGTGCAAGCGGGGTGTTCCTGGCGGTGTTGTCGTTCACACCGGCCAACGCACAGAAACGGCGGATCGCGTCGCCGTTTGAAAGTGTTTCGTGTTTTACCAGAAACGTGACTTCGTCACCCTCGCCGCAACCCGCGTGACACTTCCAAAAGTTCCCGCCGTTGTGTTGGAATACACTGAAGGAATTGCTGCCATCTTCGTGAAGTGGACACCGCGCTGATTTTTTCGCGTGATCGCCCAGCCCCAGCTTCGCCAACAAGTCGGGCAACGGCAACCGCCGTTTCGCCTCTGCTATGTCCAAGCTCACAGTCGCACCGCCCCTTCCGTGCGCCGCGCATATTCCAACAGCAACAAGGCGTCCGCCGTCGCCAGTGTCACACGTTGGCCGGGGTAAAGCCGCTCCGCCTGTCCCTTCAACTTCCGTTTCCAGTCGGGTTTCGGCAGGCCGTTGGACGTGCCAAGACACAAGCCCTTTTGCCAGCGTTGCGGGGTGACAAGTTCCACACGCACCCGCAACGTCATAAGCACGCCCAGCAAAAAGCCGTAGCCCCGCCCAAACTTAAACATTGCGCTGCCGGGTTGTGGCTTACCAATAAAGCCGCCAACTTGTTCAAGGTAGGCCGACACGTTGGCAGCGCCGTCCGCCGCCGTCACCACGGTTTCAAGGTAAGCCAGCAAGTCGCCGTCCGTGTCGGGCATAGAATCAGCAACGAAACGCCCTTGCGGATCGCACCACGCCAGCCCACCAGAAGCGCCCGGATCAATCGCCAGAATTGCCTTCATTGCGGCCACACTTCCACCAGTTGAAACATTGGTTGCCGGTTTTTCCGCTCGCACTCGGCACACCAGCCCAGCCCGTTGAAGCCCTCGGCTTTCGTCACCAACTCAGCCACGCGGCCACACTGACAACACCGCCCGCGTGAAACTTCCGTTTGTGGGTTTCGTGGATCACTCACGGCGTCACCTCGCCGCTGCCCTCGCTGGAATGTTTCGCCAGCCACGCCAGCCAATCCGATTCGCGGACACGGACGCAACCGCCGCAACGGATCGTTTTTAGCCCGCGTTCGTGCGTCCAGCGGTAAATCGTCACACGCGACACGCCCGCCGCCTGTTGGATTTCTTGCAGCCGTAGCAACCGCTCAGTTGCCGCCGTGATTGCTGCCACTTGTAGGGCGCTCACCGCGCACTCTCCTGCGCCCGACGGTCGCGCTCTTGTTGAATCCGCTCGACTTGCTGCCGTGAAAACAAACGGACGCCGCCCACGGTGCGAATCACCGGCAACCGTATTTCGTCGGCCAGCCGTTTCACCGTTGCCGCGCAACACTCGCAAACCCGCGCCGCGTCTTGTGGCGTGTAAAGCTCTAACTCTATTTCATTTTGCATTTCCTTACCCCTTCAGTTGTGGGCAAAAAATTTTGCCGCTGCTACCGAAGAGAGGAAACTTGTATGCCGGACAATTTATCCGCTGAATTGTCCGTATGCGGGTGGCTATTAAGTGAGTTGAACGCCTTGCTTCTTGAATCGGTTTTTAACATTCCGCCAAAGCCGTTTGACTTTGTGGAATGTTTCCGCGTCGCCGCCCTTGTCAGGGTGGACACGAAGCATTAAAGCACGATACCCTTTTTGTGCCTTTTCAAGTTGATCCATTAAGTCGTTGCGTCTCCAAAAAGAGCTTGTGCCATAGTTTTTTGGCAAGCCCAGCTTGGACGGAGTAAATCGTTGCCGATTAGATTCAGTTCGCGGGTTTGATTTTGCCCAGTCGTAGCCCACTTCCTCGCAAACTGTCCTCACGCGCCTTTGCCAGCTTTCGTCAGACAGGCTGGTTGGCCTTAGTTCGTGAATCTCTGGTTGCTTACAAAGTTCACCTATCGTCATTTTTTCGTCGCGGGTCGCAAACAGGCAAATTGCGGATTGCAACGGGTAAACTGGTGCGTTTGCGTGTTCAGCCGTTCCCTCGATTGCATCGGCCAGCTTGCGAAAAAAATCCGCATCGCCTGCGTATAAGGCAATCGCCAATTTTACCTTCGCCGTAGTCAACGCCCTTTCCATTGCGCTGTCTAGGTAGCGTCGCGTCCACCAATACCGCTCAACTCTAAGGTCACCGCCCGGCTCTTTCAAAGTCTTTCCCGCCTCAATTCGTGCCTCACCAATTCGTTGCTTGTCTAGTTCAAGGCGTCGTATGAGTTCGTCAAGAAAGTTGCGCGTTGCCACTAACTGAAACGCCGACGGACACGCTGCCGCTTTGCCATAATGAAGCGCCAACCACTTACTATAAGCATTGGCTTGCGGGTCACCGCGCCGCCCGGTCGTTGGTTTGCTTGCCTTCGGTTTCTTTTTCAT